CTGCCGTCCTGAATCAGCACATCGGTGGCCTGCGTGGCGTGCGTATTCGACACCGTGATCGTGGTGATGTAGTTCCGCAGGCCAGCGGCCGGCGCAGCGACGCAGGTGGTCGAGGTGGTGGCCGTCATCTGGCCGGCGGTGACGCCGGAGACAAAATTCTCCGGATTCGCATAGGGCAGGACGATCAGCTTGCCGACCAGATCCGCGACGAGTTGCACCATGCGCCCGGTCGTCACCGCGCTGTTCTCGGCGCTGACGGCCTGCGCGCCGTTGTTCACGGGGTTGGCGCTCACCGCCGCGTTGGTCGCGACGTTGCCGCCGACGAACACCGGCGTCATGCTCGCGGCGCCTTGCACCGTCACGACGCCGCCCGAGGGTGTGCCCGCCGTGCCGGCGCCGACCACGGTCGCATTGAGGGAGGAGGCTGCGGCCTGGGCGACGGTCAGGGCATCGACGTGCTTGACGTAGAGCTCGCCCTTCGCCGTGGACTTGGCGGTGATGTTGTCCCCATCCGCGCTCACCTCTGACGACGACAGCGTGTCGCGCCGCACCGAGATGAGCATGGAACCCGTGGGATCGGTGACGGACGGGACGTCTTCGGTATATTGCGTGCCGCCGCCAATCGAGGCCGCGTTGTCGACGTTGACGTGTAGCCGATGGTTGACGCTATCCCAGACATCGGCCTGGATCTTGTCGAGGCCGCGCAGATGGCTATTAACGGTGCCGGCGTTGTCGCCAACGACCGCCGGATCCGTGGTGCTGCCGGTCGCGGCATCCGCGCCATCCGCAATCGACACCGCGCCGCCGCCCCCGCCGCTGCCGCCCGCCGCCGCCCCGCCCGTGGCCGCTTCCACCGCGTTCAACGTCACGACGGCGCTGCCGCTCGTCCACGCCGACATCCGCACTTGCATCGACACCAGCGGCGCCGCGGCCTGCCACAAGCCGTTGACGGTGGCTTGGACTGCGGACACGGTCCCGCCGATGGGCGTCGCACTGAGCGCCGCGAACGTCACGCCGTCGATCGAGCCTTCAAACTGGACCGTGCCCGCCCATGTCCCGGTGATCTGGATGCCGAATCCCGCGAGGCCAGGCGGCGTTAGGCGCACCGTCGCCCCGACGGCGGCGAGCAGGCCGACGTTTTGCGCGGAGGGCGCCATTTAGATTTGGTAGACCGCGACGAGGTTGGTGGCCGTCGTGTTCGTCGCGTTAATGCGACGCACGGCGATCGGATAGATCTGCCCGGTGATGACGCCCGATAGCGTGCAGGTCGTGTTATCGGCCAGCACGAGGACCAGCACGCCGGCGCCGCCGCCGATGTAGATGCCGTCGGTGAGTTGCTTCGTCTGCGTGTAGCGGGCGAGGTCCACCGTGTCCGACGGCGTGATGACCTCGCACTTGTTCAGCGGGCCGCGTGTCGTGCCAATCATTTAGTAATTCCCCGACTCGATGTTGTAGCCGCGGTTCCCGGCAGGCCCGAACGCGGTGGCGAAATCACTCGGCAGATCGCTGAGCCGCAGATTCGACCGCATGATATTCGCGAACGTCTCACGCGCGAGGATCGCGTCTTCCGCCGGCAGGTCCCGGCCATACGGGCCGGCGAGGCGGCGCTCGAGGTTGTAGACGATCGCCTCGTCATACCCGACCGGAAACTGGTAGATGGTTGTATTCAGATCCGCAAAGGGGCCAAATGTGAGGTCGTAATAGACGGTGACCGAATGCACCGCATTATTTGGAATCGGCCAGACATTCAACCGGGCGAGCGGTTGGGTGCTCGAGAAGTAGAAGTAGACCGTGGTCGGCTGCGTGCTGGATAAATCTTTGATCTGGATCGCCGCCGCCATGTCATCGGTCAGCACCGCTAACGGGACGGCCACGACGGGCAACGTATTCCCTAACAACAACGACGCCGATCGGATCTTGTTTTGATTCGCGGGCACTTCGGCGACGATGTCGCCGCCCACGCCCCAGGTATACGTGCCCTTATTCGCGACCAAGGGCACGTTGGCGGCGCCGAGGGTATAACTCGTGAGCTGCTGCGCCCAGGTGCCCATCATCAGATTCAGCATCACGAGCGCCTGCGCCGATTGCGGCGCGGGCAGGGTCACCCCTGGCTGGAAGACGTTCAAATTCTCGAACGCGCGTGTGATGTAGGTAAGCGCGGTCCCGGCCATGATCAGTCGCCGCTGTGGTTCTTCCGACGGCTCGTTTTATGTTCCGGCTCCGACGCGCGCGATGCCGCCAGGAACGCGAACGACCGCTCATTGCTCAGGGTGCCGTTGCCATTCCGGACACACACCGGCACGGTGGCCGGCGCCTGCCAGACGTCCATGTTGACGCCCGTCGTCACCTCAGTCGGGGACACGACCGTGGTCGGTTCGTCGTAGCCGTTCCAGACGATCACCGCGTCCGGCGAGAAGCCCTCGCCCGTGACATGGATGGTGAACGAGGGCATCCCGAGCGCCACCGAGGACGGCTCAAGCGCCATCACGACTGGGGACGGCGGCGGATACGGCGTGTCCTGCCAGTCGCCCGTGTCCGTCGGCAGCGCCGCGAACGCCTCGGCATGTTGGACGACGACGGCGGGTTCTGTCGGATGGTAGGCCCATGACGGATAGCTGGTGGGTTCGGCCATCGCTTACTCCTTCTTTTTCGGCTGCGCCCACGACGCGAGCCCGCTCTTCGGCGGCAGCGGCGTCACCGGCATGGCCGGCATGTGGCCGCTGTAGTCGGCTTCAGCCGCGCGCACTTCGGCGACCGCTTTCTCTGAGAGCTTGTATTTGATCTCGTGCTCGCGTTCGGCCGCGAGCTTCGCGAATTCGAGCGCCTGCGCCTCGTGCGCGTCGATCGCCTCGAGCGGCGTCGGCCGGAAGCCGCGCCCGCGGAGCGCGTCGGCCTGGAGCTCGTCGTCGGCGATCTGTGACTCCATCGGCGCGGTCGTGCTCGGCGACAGCGCGCGATACAGCATCATCGGGTATTCGCGAAACACCCACGGGCGCTCGCCTGGGCCGAGCTCGGACGGGTGCGCTTCCCACTTTCTACGCTCTTTGGCGAACGCGCTTTCGGGCGAGTGGAGGATTGACACTTGTTTTACCTTTCGAGCGCCTGCCTAAAACAGCGCAGGCGCTCGTTGAGACATCTCAACTACGTGACGACCACGCCGACCGCACCCGCCACGTTCCAGAGGCCGTTCTCAGCAATGAGCGTGAGCGTGGCGCCCTTGAACGCCGCGAATGTCGCGGTGGTATGCGGCGAGCCCGTCACGGCATCGCCCAGCAGCGTCGTCGCCGTCACGACATGCGCGAACGCCGTCTGCGAGGTGATCACCACGCGCGTGCCGTTCAACGAGAGCGAGGGCGCCGCCAGCGTCAGCGCTGCCGCGGAGCCTTTGTTGATGTTGTAGACGACCGGGCCGAGCGGCTGCGGAATCGCCCCATCGGCGCCGAGCGTCACTGGGTTGTCGATCGCGGGATCGATCAACACGATCTGCCCTGGCGCAATCTGGCCGAAGTCGTTCGGGTTGCTCGAGGTGATGACCGGCGCGAGCACATCGTGTGCGGCAGCCACGGTGCCTTCGCTGCCCCGGCAGCGCACGGTGATCGTGTTCGTCGCCGGCACGCCGGTGAGAAACATCAGCTCGCCATCGATCTGGATCGCTTGCGGCGGCTGCGCGTTCTGCGTGCCGACGGTCGGAAAGCCGGTGCTGGTGCTGGTGACGCCGAACGTGGTCACCGAGGCCGTGATGGCTGACGTGAGCGTGGTTTGTGTCAGGGCCATGTTTTACGTCCTATGGTAAAATATTGTCATGCCGCCATTACGCGACCTGACGGGGTTGATCGTGGGACAACTGACCGTGCTGCACCGTGCGCCGAATCTCGGTCAGCGTGCGGCGTGGGCGTGTGCCTGCGCCTGTGGCACTCAGATCGCCGTGCGTGCGGAATCGTTGTTGACCGCCAACACACGCTCGTGCGGCTGTTGGAAGCGATCGGAAGCGAAACGCCGCCGAGAGAAACCGAAGCCACAGCCTGGTGACCGCTTTGGACGACTGACCGTGCTGGCCTTCTTGGGCAAGCAGACGCGGTATCCTCGCGTGCGCTGCCAATGCGATTGCGGACAGATCACCGAGCCGCATTGGTATAACCTTAAAAGCGGCAACACGCGCTCGTGTGGCTGCTGGCACGAAGAGATCATCAGCGCTCGATTCACGACGCACGGACGATCGAGAACACCCGAATACGTCGCCTGGAAACAGCTTAAAACGCGCTGTCTGCTCGCCACTGGTAAAGACTTTCCACTCTACGGCGGTCGTGGCATTCGTGTGTGCGACCGCTGGCGTTCGTCGTTCGCGAATTTCCTCGCCGACATGGGGCCACGGCCGACGCCGGGGCATTCCATGGACCGCATCGACCCAGAGGGGCATTACGAACCGACCAATTGTCGATGGGCGACACCCCGCGAACAACGCCTGAACCAGCGGCGGATGCATCACGACACTAAACGCAACGCGAAGTAGGGCAACACGGCGGCCACTCCCCCGATGCTGTCTATTCTGCTTGGTTGCTGATCAGTCTGGATGTTGTACTGCTCAACGAAACGGAGCGAGATCCCCGTTTCCTTATCGTTCTTGCGCGCCGCATTCGCGCCCGGCAGTTTCGCGGGGAGATCGACCATCACAAAAGCGAACGCGGCAGGGTTAAAGAGGAGCGACTGCTTGCTGCTCTGCGCCGACATCGTGCCGGCGACCGCGCCCGTGGCGCCGACCACTAAGATGCTCGCGTTGTTCGCGGGCGAGGCCGTCACGGTCTGCAGCGCGCCGCTCGTGATAATCGGCGGGCTGAACGTCAGCGTTGCGGTGCTCGTGCCAGCGACATCCGCCTGCAACACGAACTGTTGCAAGTCGCCGGTGTCGATGTAGGACACCGGATTCACGGCATTGACGCCCGCGATCGTAAACACGTCGCCGGCCTTCAAGGCGTAGGTGCCCCAGCCGCTGGTGGTGACGGTCGACCCGGTCTGCCCTGCGCTGTTCACCAGCGGCGTGCTCGCGGTGAAGGTGCCGGTCGTGTGCGTCGGCACGTTCGGATCCCAATACCATTCGTCCACGCCCATCGCCGCGCCCGAGAACTGGCCGGTCTTCCAGTAGGTCGTGATCTGATTTTGGGGATTGAATTGCGTGAACGCGGTTTTCAGAATCGCGCTCTGCGATTTCGGGTCGAGCACCGCCACGAATTTATCGGGCACGCCGACGTTGCGGAGTTTCGCGACCGCATCGGTATACGTGCCTTCCGCTGACAGCGGGGTGCCGGGGGAGCCGGCCAAGTAATAGACCGACTTGTAGACTTCAGCGCCGGCGACGACATCCCATTTGTTCGCCTGTGCGGCGCCGGCGGGCTTCGTGTAGCGGTCCTGCACTTCCTCAACGAGGAGTCGGTCATCCGCAGAGGACCACCCCATCCCCACCTGCATTTGATGGTTAATCGTGATCGGGACGGTCTGATTGAAAATCGCCTGCTGCACGAGCGCCTGGCCTTCAGTGACGACGAAGCGCTGTTGAATGCGCGCCTGCACCGTGTAGCCGATCTTCGCGCCGCCGGGATCGTTCTCCCAGGTGCGATCCCACGAGCGATCGAACTGGCCGATTAGTTTGAGGTTGTTCTTAAAGTTGACGGCGACGTCGGTTGTGACCCAG